TTAAAAGAGTTGTCGAATTTTCTCAAAATCTTCTTCTCGCTGATCTTGGAATAGGTGCGTATAGGTTCTTAGTGTCTCCAAAACATCTTTGTGGCCAATCAATTTTGATATAGTCAAGATGTCAATTCCCTTGTGCTTGAGATAACTAACATAGGTATGTCTGAGACTGTGTGGTGATGCTAGCTTGTTGCTTACCCTCTTTCTGATAATCTTCTTAATAGCTGTATCAGATGCTCTGACAAAGAGCCGTTTCTCTGGATTGTCTATGTAGCCTGTTTTGAGATATTCTTGGTAGGCTTCCCAGACATCACTATCAAAAGGGACTCTACGTTTTGATTGCTTGTTTTTGGTCCCTTTCCAGCCTTTGTTTTTGCCATTTATCTTGTAAGACTTATTTACAACTAGCTCTAAAATATCCAGCATATCATCTGTTGTCAGTCCTTGAGCTTCTGCAGGTCTAAGACCTGTCTTCGATACTAAGTAGATAAAAAAGTGGGATTGGTATTTGATATTCTTTCTAGAGTGGGCAATCAGCTCAAGATATTCTTCCAGTTCAATAAATTTATCTTCCTCAGATTTAGATTCAACGTTGGAATGTACTTTGACTAACGTTGTAAAATCTTTCTTCAGCGTTCCTTCGTAAATTGCAACTTTTAAGGCGGCTCTTATATGGGAATTGATCCTTTTGATTGTTTCCTTTACAAATCTATCTGCCATTAAATTCAGCACATTCTGGTAGCTTGTAGGGGTGATTTTGTGCATCTTGACATCAGGGAAGTATTCCAGTATTTTATTATGGGTAAACTCGTATTTTTCGTACGTGACAGGGTCTACATGAGGTTTTTTATGTACTTCTGCCCACTGCTCAAAGTAATCTGACAGAGTTACGGTCTTATCGACAACAACATTATTCTCTAAGTCAATCTGTGCTTGAGAAGCTGCAATGACAGCTTCAGCCTTTGTTTTAAAACCACCTTGTGACTTTGAGCCAAAAGTGCCGTCTGGTTTTTTGTAAGACATACGATATTCCCAGCCATTGCTACGTTTGCGATAAGATGCCATTGATTTACCCTTTCTTTTTTGATAAAATGGGTATAGTAAAGAGACCTACTGCAAAGCAGGTTCTTGCTATACTTTCATTCGCCTTACGCTCTCCTCGACCAAAATTTGAGCGTAGGGCTTTTTTGTTTATAAATTAATAAAATACTGCGATTATTGCTGGTACTGTTTGGGTGTTTCCCATTACAGTTTCATAACTATACAACCCATAAGCAGTGCCGTAGATTGTGATTTGGTCATCTTCAAGAAGTCTATGACCTTTCCACTCAGAAGACATAATTTGTACTAAATAGACATCATCATATCCATTAGCTGATGTTGCAACCCTTAAAGTTGCTCCACCGTCATCAGAATCTTGAACTTGAATAACTTTACCGGTAATTTGAATTTTTTCACCAGCATGACTATCTCCATTCCTAGCCATTTCATCATAGGCCTGCGTTGGATAAGTTGCTGGATCTTTCTTCTCAGCTTCTTCTTTAGCTTCTTGTGCGGCAGCAGCTTCCATACTTGCTTTTGTTTCCGCTTCCTTCTTTGCTTTTTCTTCGGAAGCTTTTGAAGCAGCAGCTTCTGATGAAGCCTTTGAAGCAGTAAGTTCTTCTGACGATTTTGATTTTGATGTAGTAGTGACTGTTGAGCTAGTTGTTGTACTTTTAGTCTCTGAAATTGGCTTATTAAATAAAGCTGTCCCAAATAACCCTACAAGAGTGATAGCAATAGCTATGTTACGATACTGTTTATTTGGTTTTTTCTTGATAAAATACCAAATACCAATAAGTCCACCTACAAAGAGAAGAGGTGATAGAACTTTTAGTAAAGCAATAGCCACTACCAGAGCAATAATTCCTAAAACGATAGGAACAACCTTTGAATTTCCTTTTTTCATAAATATATCCTTCTTCAGCTTTTAATGTGGCTCAGTTTTTGCACATCATTCATTAGTTTAACCGACTAGATTATAATATTCTTCCTTAACCATAGTCTCGTTGACTGTGGTTTTTAAGTCGTATTTTTCCATAAAGCGAACGTAATTAAACTCTCTGACATCGTCCATCAAGGCTAATTCTTCTTTGACTAGATAATGAATCATATTTCTATCCGCTTGCAGTTCGTACTGTTCACGCCTTCGGTCATATTGCGACGGGTCGTGGTTTTCGTGGCCAATTTCATGGTAGACGACTTTCCTATGTTGGACGTCATCAAGATAAGCATTGACTGCGATCATGTTAGCACGCTTGTTGTATATGCCTTTCTTGTCCGTATCTCTACCGTCAAAATAGACCAAATCAATACCACGCTCTGCGCAGACCGATTCTGGTGTCATCATAGGCAACTATTCCTTATCTCTATTTTTCATCCGTGTTTCTAGGATGGATGCAATGAGGTCGATGTCTTCATCATTGAGAGGCATGCCGTCATAAGACATGGACTCGGCTGCCATTTCCTTGAAGTCGATTTCTTGCACATCGTTGTCGGTTGCTATCCGAGGATTATCCGTCCTACCTAATAAGTAGTCTGTCGATACGTTGAAGTAATCGGCAATTTTTTGTAAATTCTCAACTTTAGGATTTCCCTTTTTTATACTATAAATATAATTTTGGCTAAAACCTAGCTTATCTTCGAGTTGATTTAGAGAAATTCCTTGTTTTTTGCATAATTCCTTAATTTTTTCAAATGTCGAAAACATTGATTTATCAACCTTTCTAAGAGATTGACAAAAAATATTTAGATTTAATTCAAAAAAGTGTTGACATTTTTTAGAATTAGGTCTAAAATAGTTTTTGTAAGATGATTGAGTTAGAAAAAAACGAAGTCAAAAACATTCTAAAAAATTAAATAACACGGTCGCCAAACTGTATTTATAAATGATTAGAAGTGTTCTAAACGTTGTTTTTATTATGCTTATATTTTAGAACTAATTCTAAAAGATGTCAAGTTTTTTATAAAAAATTTCTAACTCTTTCGCTTACATTTGTATAGAAAGCGAGGAAAAATCATGCCAAATACAAATAGTGGACGCCAAAAAATATTGGACTACCTAGATGAGAACAATATCACTATGACAACACTTGCTGTCCAATATGGGATGGTGCGTCAGGATGTCACAAACATTTTAAATGGCAAATTAAAAAATCCACAAGCAAATCGTTTCATTGCTCGTGTGATTGAAGATTTTAAAATTCGGTAAGTTCATAAAAACTACCAAAAACTAACTAGAAAGGAGAATGGGATGAGACCAAAACGGTATCCATATAGACAAAAAGAACCTACTGCGGTAACAGTAGATTCAAAAAAGATTATTACAAATCTAATAAACGCTAATGACATAGCTAGTCAGTCTTTAGTGATTAAAAACAAAAATTCGGAAATTACTTTCTCTGGTACTAAGGTTGAAATCAAGGATCAATCTATTATAGATGAGATTGCTAAGTTGAGACGTGAGGTTGCAGTTAATACTTCAGAATTAAACAACATTAAGCGTAAATTATCTAGCAATTAGAAAACCATCATTCGGGTCTTCCACTGAGTAGCCGGCAGATTTTAATTCCGATATAATTTCATCTTTTGGTAATTCATAGGATGAAAGATTGATAGTTACTGAATCCTTTATTGGATTGCTCAGTACATCTTGTAGAAACCTGTCCAACTCGTCCCAAGAATATTTAGGTCTCTTATTGTTAGGTCTAGGACTTAATTTTCCCATAATCGTTCTCCTTTCCTTAATATTTGACGCACAGGAGAAAATCACTTGAATTGGTAGTTAAAGTTGGATTTATTTTCCTGATTGTCATGGGTAAATTATATATTGAAAACATAATATTGTCAATATGTAGTGTACGAAAATAAAAATATACGCCAGATGTAGTGTATAAGTGTTAAAACTAATTTTATAAATATTGGTAAGGAGTAAAACTGTATGTTATGGAAAAATATCGAACGAATTTTAGCTGAAAAAAAATTAACAGTCTATAAACTTTGCATCCTTGCTGGAGTCGGCACAGCTCAAATTTACGGCCTTCGTGACGGCAGGGTCAAAGATTTGCATTTTGAAACAGTAAAAAAAATCGCCAAGGTTCTTGATGTGAGCCTGGACGAATTGGCGAAAAGCTAATAAAAATAGCCCCATGACGAGGTCAGGAGCTTACCAAAATATCTAACAAAATTATATCACAGAAAGGAATTTTATGAACGAAATTATCAACGTCAGTGTGAATGACAATCAAGAGCCTGTTGTGTCTGGTCGGCAGTTGCATGATGCTTTAGAAGTCAAAACACCATACTCTATGTGGTTTGACCGAATGGTCGAGTATGGCTTTACAGAAAATCAAGATTTTTTGCTTAACAATTTTGTGAAGCAAACAGGTCGCGGAGGTCACAACAAGGTTGATCACATTATCAAGCTGGACATGGCCAAGGAAATTGCTATGATCCAACGGACAGACCGTGGCAAGCAGGTACGTCAGTATTTTATTCAAATAGAAAAAGACTTCAACAGTCCAGAGAAAATTATGGCTCGTGCATTGCTTATGGCTGACAAGAAGGTGCATCAGCTGGAAGCACAGATTGAGGCGGACAAGTCCAAGGTATTGTTTGCGAATGCGGTTGAGGCTAGTGCTTCATCTATCTTGATTGGGGACTTTGCCAAGATTTTGCGCCAGAATGGATACAATATCGGTCAAAATCGCTTGTTTGAGTGGTTGCGCAATAATGGTTTTCTCATTCGGAAACGTGGAGAGAGCTACAATATGCCGACACAGAGGTCCATGGATATGAGCTTGTTTGAGGTCAAGGAGCGGACACACCATGAGCCGAACGGCAGCATTCGGATCAGCAAGACGACCAAGATGACGGGCAAGGGTCAGACTTACTTCATCAACAAGTTTTTGAACGAAGACATACAAAAAGCCTGAGGGCAATCAGGCTCAAATATAAACATACAAAGAAAGTGTAACATATTATGATTGATTTTGAAAGCTTTTTTAAAGAGAAAATGGAAAACATCATGACTATGGCATGGGCTGAGAAGTCGGAGATGTTTGATCCTGACAACACTTATCCGCCAGTCATGACCCAAGCGGAATTTAGAAAGTGGTTGAAAATCGGCGATGCGACTGTGAAATATTTTATCTCAAAAGGCATGCCTGTGATCAGAAATGAAAACGGGAGTATTCGCATTCCGAGGGATGCCGTACGTATCTGGCTACGGGATAATTGGCAAGTATTGGCATAGGAGACGGATATGACAGAAGAATTGATGTTGACAGCTGAACAAGGTTTAGCATTTATTGCTATTTTGACCACAATCTTAATCTGGCTTATCCGTAAGCCTGTTGAGATTGAGGTTAAAGAGCCTGTGATTGAAGAAAAGCGACCAGAGCGGAATTTGAGATACTTGCAAATTCGGACATACTACGGAGGATAAGATTATATGAAATTTTTGGACATGATGAAAAAGTTTTTGAGTGTTGAGGAAGATGACTACATTCCTGAAAGCCAACATAATCTGGAACGTGAATTGGCCAACGCAAGGCACACAGCCAAGGAATATAAGAAACTGGCTTTGCTGAAAAATCAGGAATGCGTTGGTCAGGCTAGACTGATTGACCAATTAAACAGACAGATTGATTATTTTGAAAGTGTCAACAAGTGTCAGGCAGAGCTGTTGGCAGATCGTGAGGTCTAGTATGGTTTGGATTGTGGCAAAAATAAATAAAAAGGGTCTTGGTCGGAAGTATTATTATAAAAAGACTTTCGAAACATGGCAAAATGCTAGAATTTACCAACAAGACCTTTGGAATAAGGGCATTACGGCTGAGATGTGGGAGGAGAGGGATGGTTCGCAGACATGAATTCGCCCACAAAATACCCAAACGAGTAGGTGATTTGAAGTCTAATACAGGGGTAGATTACGCTATTTGGGTACAAAATTGTGAGCTGACTAATGATGAACTAGCGGTATTGCTCGGTATAGATGTGAGATATGTAACGAGAATGCGGAAACTTGACTGGATTCCCGATACATCTGTCAGAGAGCGCATTGATCACTTAATTTTGACAAGGAGAACATGATGGCTAGCGAGATTAAATGGATTAAGATTGTCACTGATATTTTTGACGATGAGAAAATTCTGCTGATTGAGTCTTTGCCAGAAGCCGACACGATTATCGTGGTTTGGTTTAAGCTTCTTACTCTTGCCGGCAAGCAGAATTACAGCGGTGTCCTGATGATGAATGACCGTGTGCATTACACAGACGAAATGTTGTCAACTTTGTTTCGCAGGCCCTTGAATACAGTTCGGGCTGCACTTCAAACTTTTGAGCAGTTTGGGATGATTGAGATTATAAATAATGCCATTACTATACCAAACTGGGAGAAACATCAGAGTGTAGAGGGTATGGAAAAGGCTAGGGAACAAGCTCGGAAGCGTATCGCAAAGTATCGGGAGAAGCAGAAACAACTGGCAAATAGTAACGTTTCATGTAACGTTACAGTAACGCATGGTAACGCACTAGATAAAGAAGAAGAAATAGATAAAGAAGAAGATATATATAATATATGTCCGATTAAGGAAATCATTGAATACTTAAATTCAGCCACTGGAAAGTCTTATCGTTATCAGTCGAGTAGCAACAAGAAAATTATTCAGGCTAGATGGAACGAGGGTTACACGTTGGAGGACTTTAAAAAAGTCATTGATAACATGGTAGCTAACTGGACCGGTACAGAATGGGAGAAATATCTCCAACCGTCAACTTTGTTCAGAGAGTCGAATTTTGATAAGTATCTGAACATGGTGTCTAAAGTTCAAAAAACTACACAAACAAATGTTCCTGATTGGGCAAGTGAAGAAGTCAAGAATGAGCAGACGGCAGAAGGGCAAGCTGTGCTAGCTGATTTGTACGCTGAGTTGGAGGCTATGGAAAATGGTGAAACGGGTCATACTTAAAAACCCTGCGAAACAAGATAAGCCATATATTCGAGAAATAAGGCATCTAACTACTGGATTTGACATATTCTATGGGAATGAGCAACAGGCATTCCGATATGCAACTTGGGCAGTTGGAGTTGATATGGCAAGGTCATTGTGCTTGCGTGGTGATTTTAAAATAATTGAGGTAGATGATTGATGTTTAAGGTTATGCATATGATTAACGGCTTCTATCCTATTCATTTAGGTTACTATTCAAACATTAAAGAAGCGGTTGAGGCTATCAAGAAACATGTGAGAGCTAATTCTGCTATTAGTAATCCTATATATTCAAAGTGCTGGAAAAATAATCATATTCGCATTGATTATGGCGCTAAGGATTGCTACTTCTTAATAATTTTGGAGGAATAATGGATAGATTAGAAATGCTAGTATATTGGCAAGAAGCAAACGAGCCACTTCGTATGTCTGAAAAGGCCCGCTTGATGGCTTTGCCTGGTGATGATTTTATAGCCGACTTGAATCGTATGGCCGAGGAGTATCATCGTACCAGATATGGAGGTAGTTGATGGTAGCCCATGAAAAAGAGTACGCTCTCTACAAAGGCGATAAGCTACTGGCAATCGGTACAGCAAAAGAACTAGCCGAACAATTCGGTGTGAAGGTTTCGACGATACACTTTTATAAGTCGCCAGCATATATAAAGAGAACGAGTGATGTGAGAGGGAGGAGATTAGTTGAAATTTGAATTATTTAATGACCACTTTGAGAATGCGAAGCGGTATAACATTCCACGGGCGCAATTGATTATTGCTGATATTCCATACAACTTAGGAAACAACGCTTATGCTAGTGACCCACGGTGGTACAAGGATGGCGATAACACAAATGGAGAAAGCAATTTAGCAGGTAAGTCATTCTTTGATACAGACAATGATTTTAAAATCAATAATTTCTTTGATTTTTGCAGTCGGTTGCTGAAAAAAGAGCCTAAAGAAAAGGGTAAGGCACCGGCTATGATTGTATTCCACGCTTGGCAACAGAGGGATATGGTTATTGAGTGTGGCAAAAAGCATGGATTTAACAATGCTTATCCTCTGTATTTTACAAAAAAATCTAGCCCGCAAGTCTTAAAAGCGAACATGAAGATTGTGGGTGCTGTAGAAGAAGCCACAGTATTATATCGTGACAAGCTACCGAAATTTAACAACAATGGCGCTATGGTACTTAATCATGCACCGTGGGAGAAGGATAGCTCTTATCCAACTATACATCCTACACAGAAACCTATTCCTGTGTTGAAACGGCTGATTGAGATATTTACAGATGAGGGGGATGTAGTGATTGACCCTGTTGCAGGAAGTGGAAGTACCTTAAGGGCAGCGATTGAGATGAACCGCTCAGCATATGGGTTTGAAATAAAGAAGGACTTTTACAAGAGGGCAAAAGAGCAGATGTTGTCTAGTTATCAGCCCAGTTTATTTTGAAAAGGCGGAACAGATTACAATAAGAAGCAAAAAAATACCCACAATTTCGATGGGTAGCAATGGAGTAATTGGGATGATAGTAGTATCGTGTTATGACTGTGATTTTAAGAATGAGTATGAAGAGTGGGAGTTTACTCCCATATCTTGCCCTGTTTGTGATGGTGATGTAGATCTTGAGGAGTTTTAGGAGTAGGTAGTGTTGGAGGAATTGAAATGATCAATAATGTTGTTTTGGTAGGTAGATTGACAAGAGACTTAGAGCTACGTTATATACCGTCTAATCAAGCCGTTGCGACTTTTACTTTGGCGGTTAACCGCAATTTTAAAAATCAATCGACAGGAGAGCGTGAAGCTGACTTTATTAATTGTGTGATGTGGCGTCAGCAGGCAGAAAATCTGGCCAATTGGACAAAGAAAGGTCACTTGATTGGTATTACTGGTAGGATACAGACCAGAAGCTATGATAACAAGCAAGGTCAACGTGTCTACGTTACTGAGGTAGTCGCTGAGAGTTTTCAGGTTTTGGAAAACAGAAAAGATAATGCAGCAAACATGTCTAGCATGGATGGCCAAATGCCATCAGGGCTCAGCGGTCATCCAATGGATATTGATGATGATGGATTGCCATTTTAGGAGGATGATGGAGAAAACACAGGTTACTCTTACACAAGAATCACTTTAAAAAAATTAAAGGAGAAAAATAATGAAATTTAAAAAAATACTAACAATTGCACTCACACTCACTAGCCTCTTGACGTTGGCTGCTTGCGATGACAATACATCAACCAGTAGTTACGAGGATAAGCAATCTACATTAACTTTGGCTGACATTTTTTCTGATGAGCAACCAACACCGACTGACATCAATTATTCTCTCGAACGGTATAACCTCATTCGTCGTGCATACTGGGTCAATGGTCAACGAGAAAAAGCCGTGCAGTTACCATCAAAAATCGAAAAACCAATGGGCTATATCTTACTGATGAATAGTTCGGCAGTTGTTGGAACCTTTACAGTGGACGGCAAAGTTTCTTCCCTTAACTCCTTTCTTACCCCTGACTCAGAATATTATGAGCTCGTTTCAGGAAGTGACTTCACACATGAGAATGAGTGGCTTCCAGACGTTGACGGGTCGTATGGAGAAAATGACAACGGTATTTTCTTCTTCACAGTAGATGGGAAGTACATCGAATGGACAGGAGAATACTTGTACTCAGACCTCCCGTTTGATGTCACAAACCCAATCGTTAATGTAACTGGAGGGCAGTAATGAAACATAAACCATCTAAATATTTTGTTTACATTGTTGGATTTCTTGCATGCGTAGCACTTTGGATATTCTCTCCACAAATTCGAGGAATTTTAAATCAAAAGGATTACGAATTCCAAAAGGTCAATGAGCGAACATCATATAAAATTCGCAAAAATGTCGAAGATACTGCACGAAGTATGATCTCGTCTTATCAAAATGATATATTAGCATACGAGCAGTACAAGGATTCCGACAATAAGGAACATCAGTCTTGGGCTCAATCCTACAAGCAACGTGCCAATAGTACCGCAACAAAATACAATGAGTATATCCTGAAAAATTCTTATGTCTGGAACGGCAATATCCCAACCAATATTGATGTAGAACTGGAGGTAATATATGACTAAACTTATTGGATTCGGGCGTTGCCTCGGAAAAACTACAATGGCTATTTTGGAAAGTCATGCGACAGGACATTATATTGTCTGTGCTAACCGTAGGATGGCTGATAATACTTTTAGGTTTGCAAAACAGCTTAGCTATACTATTCCTTTTCCGCTATCTGTCTCAGATACACGATTTAGATTTACTGATGGACACAAACAGTCGAATGAACCTGTAATCATTGATGATGTCGAAATGGTTCTACAAGCAATGCTAGGCTGTCCAATTGACACAATCACATTTGATAGCCCGAATGTGATTGGCACGGAAGACCGCTACGTTGAAGAAATCGCTGAGCTAAAAAAGGAGTTGGCGGCATGCTACCGTGAAAAGGAAGAGGACCAGGCTATCATCGAGACCCTGAAAGACAAATGCGTGGACCTCATGCTTGAAAATGCCGATTATGTCTGGGATGAAATAGCTAGAGAAATAGCCAATAAAAGAGCTAATACCAGAAAATGGAGGGCGAAATGAGAGTTATTCTATTTGGCGAATACCAACCAGTCTTAACATTCTTCCTTCACTTTATTATGATTGACTGGATATGGAAATTTTTAGAAGTAAATTATTTAGGTCAAACCAATGGAAACATTCCAGACTCAATCATTTTGATTTTTGTATGTGGGTATATTACCTGGCTTCTACGATAGGAGGAACTATGATTTTACTTGAAATTATTAAATTTTTAGCAGCAATGATTGTGATTACTTTCCTACTGGTCGTGCTAATCGCTATCATAATGGGAGATTGGGAGACTTATAAGAAGCATGAACAAAAGAATCAAGAAAAAGAAGGCTAAACAGGCTGAGTTGCAAAGACAACAAGAACTAGAACAGTTGGCACAAAATCCTGAACAGATCCGACAAGTTTTTAAGTCGGTAAGTACTGCCATTAGTAATGTATTTACAACCTTATCAGTAGCCTTTGGTAATGCAGCTGAACAATGTAAAAAATGGGGAGAGCAGTTTGATAAAGAAGACAGCAAGTAAGACAAGACGTGATTTCCTTGAGTTTGAGCTTGAGGCTAAGTATCTAAAAATTGATAAACTTATTGGCCAGCGCCGTCATGAACTGGAAAGAGCCTATGCAGTCAAAAATCTGACCATGCCAGGCATTGATGATTCAGGAGCTAGTCGCAGTGGAACTTCAACTAATACTTCTGAAAATCTAGTTGTTGCTTATGCCAATGATCCAATGATTTCGAAACTGGAAGAGTTCCAAAATGCGATATCAGAATTGCTAAAGGTACTTGAACCAGATGATAAGAAAATTTTCCATCTGAGGTGGGGAGAACATACTGGATATGACTGGATTCAAGTTTGGCACATTATGGAAAATGGTGAGACTGGTTATCTTTACAGACATAGCAAGCAGATTTATAGAAGACGTGAAGTCATCCTTGATACACTTGCAAAATTATTGTTCATGTAACTTGTCAAAAAAACATATAGAATTGACAGAAACAATCTGATAGATTGATAGTGTCGCTAAGCACCGAGAAATCCTTGGTGCTTTATTTTTTTGAGAAAGGAGCAAAGCGATGAATATTGTTGAACCGCTACGAGACAAAGACGATATCCAAGCCATGAAGGACTATCTATCATCTTGGAACGAAAAGTATTACATGCTATTTCTTTTGGGAATCAATACAGGTTTTCGCGTTGGAGACATTCTCAAGCTGAAGGTCAAAGATGTCCAAGGCTGGCATATCAAAGTTAGGGAACAAAAGACTGGTAAGTATAAAAGTATTAAGATGACAAGGCCACTCAAGAACGAACTGAGGGAATTTGTCAAAGACAAGGAACTTCATGAGTATCTATTTCAGAGTCGTGTTGGGAAGAACAAGGCGCTCAGCTATAAAACGGTTTACTGGTTTCTTAAAAGAGCTGCTGAAGACCTTGGCATTGACAATGTCGGAACTCATACCATGCGAAAAACATTTGGCTATCATTACTACAAGAAGTACAAGAACGTTGCTGACTTGATGTCATTATTCAATCATTCAAGCCCAGCAGTAACACTAATCTATATCTGTGTAAGGCAAGATGAACTTGATACTAAGATGAGTAATTTTAGTCTCTAATATTTTTTTATTTTTTTCAACTATCCATAACGAGGAAGCTTCTAGTTTATATTTTGAAGTGGGCTCAAAGCCTTGACCTTATTAGTTTTCTAGTGTGAAACAAAATTGGATACAATATAAGATATAGATAGTTCAGCATGGTTATTTTACACAATTTGACCAACAGAAAACAATCTTGTCAAAAAAAGGGGTGTTATTGACAAAAACAATCTGATATATTGGTAGCATGAGAAAAAACCAGAGAGCAAGCCTAGGCGTGTTCTCTTTTTTGTTGGAGGAGACTATACTATGAAAGATGAAAAGACATTTGATGGAATTAGTCTTGGAACTAACAGCACTTTAAAAATCCATCTCACAACTAATGATTTGGAAGATATTGCAAATGGACATGAGGTAATTTTTGATATCAATTCTAATGTGCCTGTAAATAAAATCGTAATAAAGCCAAGCGTGGTCAATGATATTCTAAACCCATTAATTAACTACGACAAAAGAATAGTGAGTAAAGCAGATTTAGAGATTAGAGACATTGCAAGAGATATTGCAAGAAATTGTTTTGCAATTGGGTCGATGTGATGTTCTATAGAAACCCTAAACATTCTGATTGGTTCAGAGCTTGGCAGATTAAGTTTTATAATTCCAAGCCATGGAGAACTTTAAGAAATAAAGTCAGACACCATAAAAGAATGCGTTGTGATATGTGTGGTCGATTGATTCATGGCAAGAGTATCGTTGACCACATCATAGAGATTGACGAATCAAACTATCAAGATGAATCTATCACTCTTAACGAAGATAACTTGCAATTACTTTGTCTCGAGTGCCATAACACAAAAACTTTTCAAAATAAAATAAATTTGAATTTAGATAATCGAAATATAAATTTATTTTTGATTCTTTTATTTTTAAATTTTAGTGGACTCCCCCCATTTTGAATTTTGACAGCGCTAGAATAATAACGGTGTCAATCATCTTGTGTACCTCTCCCCCAAAATTGACGAAAATTGATACAAGAAAGGAGCATGATTTTGAAAATCAATGAAGTTTTAGAAAAGCTAGGAATAAGTCGTGCTACCCTTACCAGGTATCGAAAAAAGCTGGGCATATTTGAAGAAACTAGGTCAAATATCACCAAAAGTCAGTTCAAAGAGTTGGAAAAGCTTGCCAATCAACGGCAAAAGTACACTAGACAGGAACGTGTTGAGTTATCTCGTAAGACTTTCAAGCTGATTCCAAAAGAAAAAATGCTTGAAATCAGTGATAATGATTCAGTTGGGTTGAAAAATCTCAAAACTCAATACAATAACAATCAAAAAGTGATTGAAAACTTCCAGTTTGAAATTAATAAGGTCATCAATGACGGTGAGCTACCTGATAAGTACCTACTTGATGGAATGGAAAAGTATCAAAAGCTTAACATGCAGATCATGTCAACGATTGAAAAGCAAAGTCCACAGGGTGACAGCCTCAAAGAAATGATTCAGGAGAAGTTAGCACGTTATGGTTGAGATGAGATATTTTGATAAGTATGCTCAGCTCATCTATACTGGTAAGATTCGTATTTGTAAGCTCACAATGAAATCAATTAGACGTGTTGAGCGATATAAAGAGCAATACACCTTCAAACAGGAGGAAGCTGACAAACGGATTGAGTTCATTGAGGAAGAGTGCAGCAATACTAAAGGCCTTGCTGGTAAGTTACGCTTAGCATTACCTCAAAAGGTTTGGTTAGAAACAACGTGGGGCTTTTATCATACGGTTGAGGTTACTAAGACCAATCCTGATACCTTGGAAGAATATACTGACTACGAAGAAAGGCGTCTTATTCATGAGGTGCCTATCATTGTGCCTCGTGGTACAGGTAAGACTACTCTTGGTTCTGCTATTGGTGAGGTTGGTCAAATCATTGACGGTGAGTGGGGCGCTGATATTCAGCTTCTTGCTTACAGTCGTGAACAGGCTGGCTATTTGTTCAATGCCTCAAGGGCGATGTTGTCGAATGAAGAAAGCTTGCTGCACTATATGCGTGAGGCTGACATCCTACGGTCAACTAAGCAAGGTATTTTGTATGATACAACTAACAGTCTTATGTCTATAAAGACTTCTGACTATGAAAGCCTTGACGGTACTAATGCTCACTACAATATCTTTGATGAGGTGCACACTTACGATGATGACTTCATCAAGGTTGTGAATGATGGTTCCAGCCGTAAGCGTAAGAATTGGATAACCTGGTACATTTCCACAAATGGAACGAAGCGTGACAAGCTTTTTGATAAGTATTACAACATCTGGGTAGATATCCTTGATGACAAGATTATCAATGATTCTGTCATGCCTTGGATTTATCAGTTGGACGATGTGTCAGAGATTCATGACCCAGATATGTGGCAGAAAGCTATGCCATTACTTGGTATCACAACAGAGAAAGAAACTATCGCTCGTGACATTGAGATGAGCAAGAATGATCCAGCACAACAAGCTGAGCTGATGGCTAAAACTTTCAATCTTCCTGTTAACAACTATCTTGCATACTTTAGCAATGAAGAATGCAGGGGTTGGACAGATAAATTTGATAAGAGCTTATTTGTCGGAAATGATGAGCGGAGTGCTCGTTGTGTGCTTGGTGTTGACTTATCAGATGTCAATGATATCTGTTCTGTCTCATTCATGGTGGTGCGTGGAGAAGAACGTCATTATTTGAACAAGAAATTCATGCCACGACATACGATTGAAGCTCTTCCAAAAGAACTGAGGGACAAATACGCTGAGTGGGAACTTAGTGGACAGCTTCATGTTCATGAGCTGGACTACAATGACCAAGCTTATATCTTTGAAGAATTAAGGCGGTTCATGAGTGAGAATAGAATTCTTCCTGTTGCAGTTGGTTATGACCGTTGGAACGCTAAGGAGCTTATCCGCTTATTCAATGACTATTATGGGGATATCTGCCACGATATACCACAGACGGTCAAGAGCTTGTCAAATCCTTTAAAGGTTTACAAGGAAAAGGCCAAGATGGGTAAAATCATCTTTGACGATCCTGTGGCAACTTGGAACCATGCTAATGTCCGTGTCAAGATAGATGCGAATAATAACGTATTCCCAAATAAAGAAAAGGCAAAAGAAAAGATTGACGTCTTTGCTAGTCAGCTAGATGCCTTTATCTGTTATGAAAATTTCAAGGAAGACTTGAGCTACTACTTTGATTGAGGTGAAGAATGAACAACTATTTGAATAATTTGAAGGAGGTTTTTGCTAGGATTTTCCGTCCAAACAATCGGAAATCTACAAGAACCTATCTTCAAAGAAGTATTTCCTACTGGCGTAGGAACTCCATCTATTTGGATAACATCTACAATAAGATTTCCACTGACACAGCTCAGTTAAGGTTTAAGCATGTCAAGATTACTCGTAACCCAGGCGGTGTCGATTCGATGATTTGGTATGAGCATAGTGATTTGGCTGAGGTGCTAACAGTTTCACCAAATCCACTAGAAGTGCCTGTTGTCTTTTGGTCAAATGTAACTAGGGCCATGTTGCGTGACGGTGTGGCGGTTGTTGTGCCACGTTGGGAGAATGGCCGACTGGTTGAAATATGGCTTGCTAAGAAGACAGTGACTTGGACAGCCGAAAGCGTGGAGCTTATGCTTGATGATGTTGCTGTTGAGCTTCCTCTTACTGATGTGTGGGTATTTGAAAATCCTAAATTGAATGTTACAGCTCAACTCAATCAGATTACTGAGCTTATTGATATTAACTTGAATGCTTTGACAGAAAAGCTTAGCGATGGCAATTCTAGCTTGAGAGGTTTCTTAAAGCTACCAACTAAGGCAGCTGATCAACATTTGAAGCAACAAGCCAGAAACCGTGTTGATAGTATGCTGGACTTGGCCAAGAACGGTGGCATTGCTTATCTTGAGCAAGGCGAAGAATTCCAGGAACTTAGCAAAGACTATTCTACTGCTTCCAAGGAAGAATTAGAGTTTTTGAAATCACAGCTTTATAATGCTCATGGTATCAATGAGAAATTATTTACCTGTGATTATACTGAGGAACAATATAGAGCCTACTATTCTAGCGTCATGAAGTTGTATCAGCGTGTCTATTCTGAAGAAATCAACAGAAAATACTTCACGAAGACAGCACGGACTCAGGGGAATAAGTTACTGGTCTTCTTTGATATGGCTGACATGATTTCATTTAAGGATTTGGTTGAAGGTGGCTTCAAATCCAAATATGCCGGATTGATGAACTCAAATGAGTTCCGCGAAACCTATCTTGGTTTACCTGGCTATGAGGGCGGTGAAGTATTTGAAACCAATCTGAATGCTGTGCGTATCGGTGCAGAAGAATCTGAGTAGGAATCTGAAGGGTGGGCGGTTGGCATATTTTTCACGAAAGGAGGTAAGCGATGGAAAAACTAAAAACTTTTGTCGTGAAGTCAGTTGAGGATGAATCAGCTGACTTTCATTTTGAGGCTTACGCTTCAACCTATGACAATACAGACAGAGAAGGCGATGTGATGGCCAAGGGGTGTTTTGATAACACTCTGAAATCTAAGGCTGTTGTCCCTATGTGTCTTAATCATGACCGCAACTGTGTCATTGGTAAGCATGAATTGTCTGTGGATGAAAAAGGCTTGCGAACACGTTCAACATTTAATCTTAGTGATCCAGAGGCTAAGAAAACTTATGACCTCATGAAAATGGGGGCATTGGATAGCCTGAGTATTGGGTTCTTTATCAAAGATTATGAGCCTATTGACGCTAAGCAACCTTACGGCGGATGGATTTTCAAGGAAGTTGAAATCTTTGAAATATCTGTTGTGACCGTGCCAGCAAACCCTCAAGCAACTGTTGATAATATTAAGGAATTTGATATGACAGCGGTTGATAAGCGAATCGCTCAGGCGAACATGAGGCAAGCAATCATGAGTAAACTTGCAAAAATTTAAAGGAGACATTATGAAAAAATCACTCGTTGAGCTTTTGGAAGCTCGTCAAAAAGCAACTGATGAACTGGCTGAGGTAAAGCTAAAAAAAGCCACTATTGAAGCCAAGATGAAATCTTTAACGATTGAAGACGATGACTTGGAACAGTTGAAAACTGATGCAGAAAGTTTGGTTTCTCAAGCAACAGCTATTAAGGAAACAATTGCTGGGTTGGATTCTGACATTGAAGAAACAGAAGAAGAACTCAGCAAAGCTGCTAAAATAATTAAAGAAAAACAGAAAGGTAATACACCTATGGATTATTTGAAAACCAAAGCCGCTGCTCTTGACTTTGTCCGTATTCTGATGGACAACGAAGGTAGCTCAAACAGCGCCCGTAAAGCGTGGGAAGCTAACCTTGTTGAAAAAGGAGTGACTAACCTCACTAAGATTCTTCCAGAACCTGTTCTTATCGCTATTCAAGATGCCTTTACTAACTACAATGGCATCTTGAACCACGTTTCAAAAGATCCACGTTATTCGGTGCGTGTTGCTCTTCAAACTCAAGCATCTCAAGCTAAAGGACACAAAGCTGGTAAGACTAAGAAAGATGAAGATTTCACATTCTTGGATTTCACTATCAACTCTGCAACAGTTTATATCAAATATGCGTTTGAATATGCTGACTTGAAGAAAGATACAACAGGCGCTTACTTTAACTATGTGATGAGAGAACTTGCTCAAGGCTTCATCCGAACTATTGAACGTGCTGTTGTCATCGGTGATGGTAATGCAGCCAACGCTGATGATAAAATCACTGAAATCAAATCAATTGCTGAAGAAACTGAAGCGAATCTCTTTGAAACACAAGAAATCAACGTTTCTGGTGTATTTGACAATACTGTTCTTGAAACGCTGGTTGATGGTATTGATAAGATGGTTCCAAATACCACTCCAATTCTTGTCACCTCAAAAGCCATTGCTCGTAAATTGAAATTGGTCAAAGATGCAGAAGGTCGCTACATTGATCCTCAGCCATTTGCTCCAATTGCAACTGATGGAAATATTATTGCTGGTTTCCAAGTTTACATCTACGATTGGATGGACGCTGCAACTAACCCAATCATTGCATTTGCTGACCAAGCTTATAAGATGATTGGTGATGATGTTGCAGCCGATCGCTTTGAAGATTACGATGTAACTGTTAACCGACGTCACATTGAGCTTGCAAGCGTTATGGGTGGTCGTTTGGCTCAGTACAAATCTGCAGTTAAGTTCACTACACCAGCTGGTTAAATAGAAAGGGGAGTCTAAATGACAATCCTTAACACAATAAAAGAAATGGTAGAGGTTGACGTTGAAGAGGATATCTTTGACGTCCAACTTTTACGATATATCAATAGTGGGATTTCATATTTACAAAGAAATGCTATTCCTGTTATCCGTATTGATGAAAAAACGGAGCTAGAGGGATGGACAGACATTAGGGAAGAAGATAGGGAGATAGTGCTTGACTGGTTACATCTAAGATGTGTTCAGCGATTTGATAAATCGTTGATGACAGGTAGTGCTGCTACTATGGAATGGATTGATGGAGAGATGACAAATCTTTTGTATCAACTCAAGTCAATCTATGAAGTGAAGACATGAAATCTTCAAGAGTAGCTATCATTCTTTGCTATGATGAGCGTGATGAGCTTGAAAAAGGTGTCTGGGAGAAAAAGACCGTAGAAAAGAAAGTCAAAGCTGAGAAAGAGAAAATCTATCAGCGAAGGCTTGACAAAGCTATGGCAGACGGTCAAGTTCTGACTGCTAGGTTTAGTGTTCGTTCCAACTATGTGACTGATACTCTGGACTATGTCAAATACAATGGCAAAGAGTACAAGGTTAACGTTGGGACAGAATCAGATGATGGTCATTACACTATCATCGAACTTGGAGAACTGAAATAATGGCTAAGAAATTTTTCACTAGACAAGATATTCAAGAAATTCTTGAAACAAACCCATTGAAGGCTAAGGTCTTCTATATGGAGCGTGAAGAAAAATCATCTCCTGACAATGTCATTCTTTATTATCGGTTAACACCAGGCAGTAGCATTACTGCTGATGATAGAGTACACATGAGAAAAGTGACTGTGCAAGTCAGTCACTACCACAAGAAGAAACTGGACAGCATTGAAGATTTGATGCTGTCTAATTTTATGTGTGAGCCAAATCAGTTGAATCTAAAACAACCTGATACTGACTATCTACTGACAACTTATAGACTTGAGGTGTTTACAAGTGGGCAGTGGTAGCGTGAAGATGACACCACTAAAGGTGGATATCAAAAATCAAGTTTTAGAAAATATCAAAAAGGCTGCTCAAAGTACAGAAAATGATATTAGAACTGGAAGTCCTAGGCGTAATGGTGTTTATGAAAAAGGGTGGACACACGACATCATAGATGACGCCGCTATTGTTCATAACAATGGCAAAGAGAAATCTCTATCCCACTTACTAGAGAATGGTCATGCCACTAAAAACGGTGGTTTTGTTGCTCCTAGAGAGCATATCAGACCAGCCTACCTCAAGAATAAGGAAAAATTCCTTAATGATATGAAATCCATTATAATCACACCCAAATAAGAAAGGAGTCTTACATGACTTATCAATACGATACAAGGGAAGTCACTCACGGTAACGCAGATGGTTTTTTTGCCAAAATTGCTAAAACTGATGCTGGTGCCTTGGACTTGCAGAAACCTTATCCCTTTACAGGGCTACGAAGTACATCCTTTGAAACTTCTCAGGAATCAAATGCCTACTATGCTGACAACGTGGAGCATGTCCGTTTGCAAGGTAAAAAATCCACGGAAGGGTCTATTACAGCCTATCAGATTCCTAGACAGTTTATGATTGATCACTTAGGTAAAAAGCTTACTAACTCAACACCACCAGCTTTGATTGATACTGGGGTCAATAATAACTTCGTCTGGGGTTATGCTGAAACTGTTACAGATGAGTTTGGAGCTGAGATTGAAGAGTTCCACATTTGGACGAACGTTAAGGCATCTGCACCTAAAGGCAGCACAGCAACGGATGAAACATCAGCAACACCAAAAGAAATTGAAATCCCTTGTACTGCCTCTCCAAATAACTTCATTGTGGATTCGGAAAAGAAACCTGTATCAGAAATTGTATGGCGTGATGACAGCATAGGAACAGTCCGTGGGAAGTTTGACAAGTTGTTTGCTGACATTTTACCAGTCAAGCTGATTGATTTCATCAATGAAGCACTTGGAACAACCACAACTGTTAGCGGAGGCTCTGAATGATTAAAAAGGAACTATCATTCATATCGTTTGATAGTTACGGTGAAGAAAGAAAGCACACTGAAACAGTGCGCTTTCTTTACTCTTTACCAGCTATCAAGATGTATGAACAGCGAACTGGTCGAAACTTCTTTGATGACAACCAAAAAGCACTTACAGCATATACACAACTTGCTCTTGCAACTGGTGTAAACGGTAATCTATCTGATTTAACTGATGAAGAGAAAATCAAACTAATGCCTCTACTTATGGAACCTGATTTTATGAACTTCTTGACTGAAGTCATTCCTTGCCTTTATGGTGAGGTTGAAAATGGCCGCTTAGTACAAAATGAGCTTACCGCTGAAACAGCTTCATTGGCTCCTTGGTTTGGCGATCTGATTGATATTGGCTTCTTCTCAGACCTCTTCTATGAGTTTAATCGAAGCAGAGCAAAGGTTCCACAAGATAAAAAAAAGCCTCCTCAGAAGTAGTAACTTCTGAAAAAATTTATAAGATTGTCTTTGAAAATCGGATGGATGTTTTCTGGGCAGAATCCCAACACTTTAACTATTTGATGGGAACTCTTCACCAAATGAGCATCAATCATGAAGAGAAGAAAAACTTATCTAACGCTGATTTACTTAGCGTGATGTCAGATTAAAAAGAAAGGAGGAAATCCATGGCTGAAACGTTTGAAGGATTATACGTCAAATTTGGCGCTAATACTGTTGAATTTGATAGGTCTGTAAAAGGTATCAACAATGCCTTATCTAGTTTAAAAAAAGATTTCACCAACATCAACAGACAATTGAAGATGGATCCAGATAATGTTGACTTGTTGAATCGAAAGTTGGTCAACTTGCAAGAACAAGCTCGTGTTGGTGCTATGAAAATTGCTGAACTCAAAAAGCAACAGAAGGAACTGGGAGAATCGGAAGTTGGGTCAGCACAGTGGAATAAGCTTCAACTTGAAATTGCTAAAGTTGAATCACAGATGAAGGTTGTTGATAAGGCAATGGAGTCAACAAAGAAACACATTGAAGATGTGGGAGATCCAAAGTCTATCGTGAACCTTAACAAGGAGCTTGATAATGTTGCTAAAGAACTTGATATTGTCAATCAGAAACTAGAGCTAGACCCTAACAATGTTGAACTAGCAGAGCAAAAAATGAAGCTACTTGGCAAACAGTCAGAATTGGCTGGGGATAAAGTCCAAGAATTAAAGAAAAAACAAGCTTCACTTAGCGATGAGAAAATAGGTACTGAGGAATGGCGTCAACTTCAAAACGAAATTGGACAAGCTGAAATTGAAGTCATGAAGATTGACCGTGCAATGGACAATCTTGGTGAGTCAAGCCGTTCTGCAACTGGAGACATCAAAGAAGCAACCAGCTATTTGAAAGCTGATGTCATGATGGATGTTGCAGATATGGCTGGGCAGGTTGGCCAGAAGATGGTTGACGCTGGGAAAATGACAGTAGATGCTTGGTCTGAGATAGATGAGGCTCTAGACACCGTCGCAACCAAAACTGGTCTGACTGGTGATGCCTTAGCAGAGCTTCAGGAAATTGCTAAAAATATTGCTACTGGTATGCCTACCAGCTTTCAGAATGCTGGTGATGCCGTAGGGGAATTGAACACACAGTTTGGTTTGACTGGTGAAAAGCTGAAATCAGCATCTGAATTACTTATCAAGTATGCTGAAATTAACGGAACAGACATTTCAAGCTCTGCCATTTCTGCTAAGCAAGCTATTGAAGCATATGGATTATCAGCTGAAGACTTAGGCTTGGTATTGGACAATGTCACTAAAGTTTCTCAAAACACAGGTCAGTCTGTTGATACAATTGTTCAAAAAGCAATTGATGGAGCTCCACAGATTAAAGGACTAGGTCTTTCGTTTGAAGAGGGTGCGGCTCTCATTGGTAAATTTGAGAAAAGTGGAGTTAATTCTTCTGCAGCACTTTCCTCTCTCTCGAAGGCAGCAGTTAATTATGCTAAAGATGGCAAAACTCTGACAGCTGGATTGAATGAGACGGTTAGTGCTATTCAAAATTCTACAAGTAAAACAGAGGCACTGAGTATTGCTTCAGAAATCTTCGGAATTAAGGCAGCACCTAGAATGGTTGATGCTATTCAACGTGGGGCTTTTAGTTTCGATGATTTAGCTTCAGCTGCTAAAGATTCTTCTGGTACAGTTGCGACCACATTTGATGAGACACTTGACCCAATAGATAAGTTGACTCAGTATTCTAACCAAGCAAAAGAGGGAATGGCAGAACTTGGCGGTAAATTGATTGAGACTGTCATTCCAGCTTTAGAACCTTTGATGGGTATGCTTGAATCTGCTGTCAATTGGTTTACTAGCCTAAACGAAACCGATCAACAGACTATCGTGATTATTGGCCTAGTTACAACTGCTGTGATGATGTTGCTTGGTGCAATTGCACCTCTTGTCATCGCCATAGGGGCAATAGGTGCGCCTGTCGGAATTGTAGTGGCGGCAATAGTAGGAGCTATTGCCGTCATAACACTTATCATCCAAGCAATCATGAACTGGGGAGCCATTACTGAATGGCTTCGGTCAACGTGGGATTCTTGTGCTACTTGGCTTTCTGAACTGTGGACTAACATAGTCACGACTGCCACCACAGCGTGGTCAAATTTCACTGTCTGGCTTTCTGAACTGTGGTCTTCTATCACTTCAACAGCACAGTCAGCGTGGTCAAGTTTTACTGCTTGGCTTTCTGGCCTTTGGTCTTCAGTAGTCTCAACTGGACAGTCTTTGTGGTCTAACTTTGCTAGTGCCTTATCCAATATTTTCTCAAGTTTGATTTCAGGTGCTCAGTCTCTGTGGTCAAGTTTCACTTCCACACTTTCCAATTTGTGGTCTGGACTAGTCTCAACTGGGTCAAATTTGTTTAATAATTTGAGTAGCACGATTTCAGGAATTTTTAATGGCATACTTTCAACAGCGAGCAAAGTTTGGAATTCCATAAAATCCACGATTTCCAATGCCATCAACGGTGCAAAAGATGCGGTCTCAAATGCCATCAACGCTATCAAGGGCCTGTTCAACTTTCAAATCCGTTGGCCACATATTCCACTACCTCACTTCCGTGTGAGTGGCTCTGCTAACCCTCTGGATTGGCTAAAAGGGGGCTTACCAAGTATTGGCATTGACTGGTATGCAAAGGGCGGTATCATGACAAAACCAACCCTATTTGGTATGAATGGAAATCGTGCCATGGTTGGTGGCGAGGCTGGTGCTGAAGCCATCTTGCCGTTGAATAAGTCAACACTGGGGGCAATTGGTCAAAGTATTGCTAACACGATGAACACATCGAACAATATCAACGTCAACTTCTCTGGTGTCACTATCAGGGAAGAAGCCGACCTAAACAGACTGGCCAACGTGGTTGGAAATCGTATTGCTGAAGAATTGCAACGTAAAACTAATTTGAGAGGATGAATGGCATGACAAAAATCAATGAGCTTACAATTGACGGTGTGAAAACATCATCTTTTAAGTGTGATGTATTGATTGAAACTAGACCAAATGTCATTGTCTCTAGCTCAAAGACAGCTCTATTAGAGCATGACGGTATTAGTGGTGCAGTTGTACAATCGAACCGACACCGTGGACTAATTGAGAAGCCTTATCATATCACTTTAATTGATCCAACCGATGAAGAAATTTATCGTTTCTCTGCTCTTTTGAACCGTGAAAAGTTTTGGTTGGAAAATGAACAGGAACCAACTATTAGGCTTTGGTGTTATAAGGTTGATAGCTTTGAGATTGGAAAAGATGAATTTGGCGCCTGGGTGGTCGATCTTACCTTTATCTGCCACCCTACCAAGTTTTTTAAAGCAACAGATACCCAGACATTGACTGGAAATGGGGTTTTGAGGGTGCAAGGGTCAGCTCTGGCTTTCCCGAAGATTACGGTGGTTGGTCAGAGTGCATCTGAGACATCTTTTACGATAGGTGACCAAGTCATTAAACTTGAAAAGCTCTCAGAATCGCTTGTGATGGTCAACGATCCTGACAATCCTAGCTTTAAGACGGCAACTGGCGAGTTCATCAAGTGGGCTGGTGATTTCATCACGATTGACACGAGTAAGGGGCAGAATGTTGGTGTGGTTTTAGGACCAGGTATAACGTCATTAAAATTTGAAACAGTTTGGGGGTGGGCATAATTGCTTTATTTACTTGATAAAGATACCAAGACGGTCAAATGGAATGGGATTCCACTTCACGAGGCTGGCTCTGCCATTGTCAAAGAGGAAACCAACGGTGATTTCTACCTAACTGTTCACTATCCAATCACAGATTCAGGTATCTATCAGCTTATCAAAGAGGATATGCTGATAAAGGCTCCAACCCCAGTTCTAGGCCCGCAACTTTTTCGCATCAAAAAACCTGTAGAGAATGATGATAGTCTGGACATCACAGCCTACCATATCACTGACGATGTAATGCAACGGTCTATCAATCCTGTTAGTGTGGTTGGTCAAGGATGCGCTATGGCACTGTCTCGGATGGTTCAGAATGCTAAGACTGGTCTAGGTGATTTCTCCTTTACCAGCGACATCATGGACAGTCGGACCTTTAACACGACTGAAACGGAAACTCTCTATTCTGTCCTATTGGACGGTAAGCACAGTATTGTTGGAACGTGGGAAGGCGAGCTTGTCCGTGATAATTTTGCTCTGACTATCAAGCGTAGCCGTGGGGCTGATCGTGGGGTTGTCATCACGACACATAAGAACCTCAAGTCCTACCAACGGACAAAAAATTCTCAAAACGTGGTCACTAGGATACATGCACGGTCTACGTTTCGGGCGGAAGGTGCTGAAACTGATACGGTCTTAACTGTAACAGTGGATAGTCCACTTATCGGAAATTATCCATACATAAATGAGAAAGAGTATGAGAATAACAACGCTGAAACAGTTGAAGACCTGAGAAAATGGGCTGAGGCTAAGTTTACCAATGAGGGTATCGATAAGGTATCAGATGCTATTGAGATTGAAGCCTATGAACTGGATGGGCAAGTTGTCCATCTTGGGGACACGGTAAATATCAAGAGCAGGAAGCACGATGTAGACATCTACAAGAAGGCTATTGCTTACGAATACAACGCTTTGACGGAAGAGTACATCTCTATTACGTTTGATGATAAGCCAGGTGTTGGAGGCTCTGGGGTATCTAGTGGCCTGTCTAATGCTGCTGATGTGATTTTGAGTGCCAATCAAAATGCTCAAGAAGTGGCCATTGAACGAGCTGTCAGAAACGCCAACAAAGCATTTGACGCTGAACTTGATAAACGGGTTGAAGTCATCAACGACGGCATCGAGCAAGTTAAGGCAGAAGCGGAGCTTTATGCAGACAATATTAAGCAAAGTATCGATGCTGACATTAACGCAGTCAATACTTCTATGCAAGCACAATCCGATGAACACGATAGACAGGTTGCAGATATATTGTCTAAAACGCAGTCTGTCGAAGAGCTCGCGAATCAAGCTAAGTCGGATGCTGCAAGTGCTATTACGCAAGCGTTGTTGTCAAAAGACGAGGCTATCGCAGATGCGACAGCGCAGGTAGCAACGGTTAGTCAAGCGTTAAACACAGCTAAGACGGACTTGCAAAATCAAGTTAATGTGATTGATGCAAAGGCTGTCAAAGTGCAACTGGATGTTGATGGGTTACGTACTGACCTTGATTTACAAGCTGGTAAGATTTTGGAGCAAGCACAAGCACAGACGGCATTGACTAGCCGTGTGTCGACTGTCGAAACTCTGGCTGATGGTACTAAGACGACTGTTACAGAGCTGTCTAAAACAGTCTCTGATGCGACTGGAGACATTGCTAGTGTTACCAGTAGGACAAAGACGATAGAGGACAGCCTGAGTCAAACGAGGACTCAATATGATACTCTGATGCAGACTGTCAACACACAGACAGGGCAGATTGATAGTATCAATCTTAAGACTGCTGATTTGCAGAGCGGAATCGATGGTGTGACAGAACGATTTGGAAATCTGATGGTTGGTGGCGAGAACCTTATTGATAAAACAGGTGAGCCGTTTGTGATGGGATTCGGAATCACAAATACTACTTGGAATCCAGAAACTAAAAGGACTCGATTAACTTTTGATACTAGTGTTGAGCTTTCAAAGTATACAGAAATATTACCGCAAGGTGGTATATTCGAAACTCAAAACATAGTCATTAAACAAAATCAGACCTATACGCAAGCTATCAGGGTTGCAACGGACGCGACGTTTTTAGGAGCAGGAAATTTAGAGTTTTCGTGGTATGGAACTGAGGTTGTCAGTGGTACATATGAACATAGATGGTATAAGGGCTCAGTAAGAAAAATTGGAGTAAACGAATATCTCATATGGTCTACTGTAACTTGGGATAGACCGGATATTCGTTTACGTCCATTTGATATATATAACCTCCACACAGCGCTAGATTTTAGGAACACAGGAACGTTTTTGGAATTCTACGGACCAAAACTAGAAACAGGAAATGTGCCAACAGATTGGTGCGAATCTAATACAGATTTTAATAATCAAATAGCCGAATACAAGCGTACATCAGACCAAAACTATGCTGGGCTACAATCGACTGTTAGCACGTTAGATGGCAAGGTCGCTCAAAATAAAACAGAAGTTAATCAAACGACCACACAGTTATCTAACAGATTAATTAGTGTTGAGGCTTATAAAGATGGAGAAGCAACTCGTTCTCAGTCGTATTTTGAGGCATCCAAGACAGAGACGGCTAGACAGATAACTGCTGAGAGAACAGCAATATCAGCTAATTATGTGGCTAAATCTACCTACGATGAAAATGTCCTTGGAACAACACTAAAACTCAACGAGATTAAGACAACTGCTGACACTGCCAAGCAAAATCTAGCGACTTACCAAGAGACAGTTGACCGAAAGTTGACTGAATTGACATCAAGCACACAAACGCTTGATGGAAAAATCAATACTGCAAGCGCAAAAGTTGATACTGTGGCTGGTCAGATACGGACAGAGATTAGCACCGTTGAAGGTAAGATACCGACCGAGTTAGGTGTAAGAAATTACATTTTGAAATCTCAAGCAGAACTTGTTAGCGCAAGTGGTTTTGTAAACAAAATGTTTAATTTTTCGAGCGACTTACTATCTAACTTGTCTAAAATCAAGACCGTCACAATATCTTGTGACGTAGAAGGAAGTAACGTCACCTATTTTAATAACGAAAAAAGGTATGGTTTAGCTTGCTCAGCTGAAATCGACGGAGTCTTACATTATTGGGAAGTTTGGCAGACCGAAGATACCACAAAGAAGCGAATTAGCCAGACGTTTACCGTCCCTGAAGGTAAAAGTATTACCAACCTTAACAATCCAATTTTATGGATTCGATCGGGTGGGAATATAAAAGTTTCCAATCCTAAATTAGAACTTGGAAGTGTACCTACAGACCACACATTAGCGCCCGAAGATTCGATTGATGAACTATCATCTGTCAAAACCACCATTACTCAAACCGCTACGGGTGTCGAACAATTATCGACAAGCTTATCCACCACTAATAACAAGGTCACGACTGCTGAGACTAAAATTAACCAGTTGATTAGCGACGTATCTAGCAAAGTATCACAAAGTGAATACAATACGTTAACTGGTCGTGTGAGTAGTGCAGAGACAGCTATTACACAAAACGCAACTGAAATCAGCAAGCGTTTGACAAGTACACAAGTTGAGTCGGCAATTACTGGCAAAGGTTATCAGACAAAGAGTGATGTCGATAATAACATCAATAGTGCATTACAGCCCTACGCACTATCTACGACTGTGCAGAATCTGGTCAATGAGACAGCGGACAGTTTTAGTCGGACGATAAGTGAGACTAAGGCGCTGATACCTACATCAATCGGGAGCAGGAATTATATACGAAATGGAGATTTCTCAGAGCAATTGACGCATTGGGAAATATCTTCTTTGCTAGATTCTAATTATAGTTTAGCTCATTCACTTTCGAATAAAGGCAAAACAGGTTTCCACTGGTACGCATACCCTATGCCTCAATTCGGTGGGGTTAACCAAGTGGTCCCCAACGTTTCAGGAGATGCTGACCAAAAAGTAGCGATTTCTTTTTCGGTCGCTAAAGATGGTATTGGTGGAAATATCACTGTGAGACTGCATTTTAGAGATTCAACCGATTCAATTGTTGGTGATGAGCTCAAGCAGTTACCTAACAATTTTGATGACGCATATAAACGTTATAGCATGATTTTTACAGCCCCAGCTGCGTTCGAAAGCTTAAAAGTAATGTTTAGTGGCCCAGAAGGTCAGTCTTCAAATCTATATTTGACAGACGTCCAGTTAGAATTAGCAGATATAGCCAGCGACTATCATAAAGCAATCGAAGACCTCGCAACCGTCACGGCTCTACACAATGTCACAGACACAGTCGACAGTCACACTCGTACTATCGGTGCCGTTGGTACGACTGGAAGTATCCTCGATAATGTCAGTAAGGTTACGCAGACAGCTAATGGGCTTGTGACGGAAGTGTCTGGTACTAATGGACTCAAGACACAAGTCAGTCAATTGGCAGGGTCTTATGCAATTCAAAATCTAACCAACTCTGGCACGGTACTCAATCAGATAAACCTAAACAAAGATGGGTCAGTTAGGATTGACGGTAGTCTAGTGCAGATTACAGGCACAACTTACATACAAGACGGTGTGATATCGTCTGCTAAGATAGCTAACTTAGACGCTGGTAAGATTACAACAGGCACGCTTAATGCTGCACGGATAGCAGTTAATAGCATTGATGGTAGCAAGCTTGTGTTTGACCAAGCATTTTTCAACAACTTTACGGCCGATGAGGCCTATCTCAAACAGATATTTGCTAAAAATGCATTTATCACGTCGGTACAGTCCACGAATATTTCGGCAGATAAGATTACAACTGGCACACTGAATGCTGCGAATGTCAATGTCATCAACATGAATGCTAATAACATTACCACAGGGACGTTGAACGCAAATCTTATTAGCGGTGGTGTGCTTAAAAGTACAAATGGTGCAACAAATTTTGATTTAAACAATGGAAATCTTCTGTTTAATAACAATTATGGCTATATACGTAGAACTGCAAATGACAAAATTTTTGAAATAACAACCCTACTGACTGAAAAAAGTAATTATAGTTCAGAAGTTTTAAGTTCTAAATTTATGGTTAGAAAAAGTGATTTTAGCAGACAATCGGGGGTAAGCTTTGATTTATACACTACAATAGATGGTAAGCCAACAGCAACCACTCAAATCTACAGCGATTCTTTTACAATTAAAAGTTCAGACTACACAACTTTATTTAGTTTGGGGAGTAAAAATTCTTATCTTGGAACGTTCAATCTTCAGAATTGGGGTGACATTCCTGTGGCTGTTATGACGGGTGGTTTAGACGTTAAAGATATTGCGATTGGCGGTCACACAGAATCGTTATTAAAAGTCGTTGAAAGATTATGTACAAAAACTGGTCTTATATGGGTATAAGAAAGAAGGTAGTATGAAATTTAATGTAAAAAATAAAGACTTAAGTAGTCTTTTACAAATCATTGACAAGTTAAGCATTACGTCTATGCGTGTTAATCGTGGTAAGGCTAAAGTCTACAGTGCTGTTAGCAATAAACTGCAAGAATACTGCTCTGACGAAGAAGACATTTTGAAAGAAAATGTTGTTATCGATGACTCAGGTCAATTAGCACGTCAAGAGGATGGAAACTTTATTTTAAAAGAAGGCGTCAACGTCGTTGATGTTAATCAACAACTACTAGAATTACAAGAAGAAACGATTACAATTTCTAGTGGTGACTATACGAACCGCTTCACAGACTTTTTCAACTGGCTACTGGACTGTGAAGAAGTTTTTACAACACAAGAGGTCATATTGGTTGATAACCTTTTGGAACAATTTGAATAACAAAAAGGAGAATAAAAATGACTGAAACTACTAACAACACTTTACTTGACTTATCAACTATTACAGAACCATTCGACCTTGCAACGGCACTCGTTTACATGAAAGAAAATGGCGAATTTATCCGTTGCAAGTCAGAGACACAGGATTTCTACATGTACCGCGATGTGCAGAAACGTCCTGCTGTCGTTAACGGTCAACGTCAATTTGTAGATGTTGAGTCCGTTTGGGCGTATAATCCATGGGGAGGTATTTCGACATCTATCAACATTACAGATCTGTTTAAAAAGGATTTCTATGTGATGAAGTTTGATGAAAACGGGAATCCAGATTGGACTCAACCAGCAGTTGGGGTATAGCCTATGACGATTGAACAAGCAGAACGAATAGCTCAGAGCCAAGTCGCTTGGGCTATTTTGTTTATTTTATTATTCGGATTCGTCATCCATTATCTTATCAAGACATCAGACAAGCGAGAAGCTAAGCTCATGGACTTTCACGAACAATCAAAGGAAGAAAGCAACAAGCGGGAAGACCGCTTGATGAACCATCTTGAAAAAACTACCGCAGAAATGGGAGTCATGGCCCGTGAAATTGGTGGGCTAAAAGGGGAAGTCTCGCTCATGAGTGGCCGAATCGAAAAAATTGAAAAAGGAGAATGACATGAATCAACTTACCGAACTTATGATTGGATCAGCAACAGGAATCCTAGCTATTATAGCTGGTATGATTGTCCACGAGGTCAAAAAATATCTGTTAGCTAAAGGTGGGAAACGTGCCGTCGAAATCACTGAGATTTTGGCGCGGAACGCTGTAAATGCGGTAGAGCAGATTACCAAGCTTGACCAGGAAAATCATGTTGATAAGCTTGACATGGCTAAGCGTCGGATTACTAGTCAGCTGGAAAAATACAATATTTACATGACAGAAACACAGTTAGAAACGTTTATCGAGTCAGCTGTAAAGCAGATGAATGATGCTTGGAAGGAGTAACTATGGGAGTGAACATTGAAACAGCCATTGCCTGGATGGAAGCTAGGCGAGGCAAAGTCACTTACTCAATGGATTATCGTAATGGTCCAAATAGCTATGATTGCTCTAGTGCTGTATATTATGCGCTAATGGCTGGTGGTGCAATTTCAGCAGGTTGGGCAGTAAATACCGAATATGAGCATGATTGGCTAACCAAGAATAATTTCAAGCTCATTGCTGAAAATACTGACTGGGATGCCAAGCGTGGAGACATCTTTATATGGGGAAAACGAGGTCAATCATCTGGAGCTGGAGGTCATACGGGAATATTTGTAGATCCTGACAACATTATCCACTGTAATTACGCACGCAACGGCATTACGGTTGATAACTACAACCAAACGGCCGCTGCTAGTGGTTGGATGTATTGCTACGTTTACCGCTTGGCTAACCAAAGTACGCCCTCAACATCAGGGAAAACCCTTGATACATTGGTTAAAGAGACTCTTGCTGGCAAATACGGAAACGGAGATCAGCGCAAAGCAAGTCTGGGCAATCAATATGAGGCTGTCATGGCAGTCATCAATGGCAAGGCTACGGCAAGTCAAAAGAGTATTGATGAGCTTGTTCAAGAGGTAATCGCTGGCAAACATGGCAACGGAGAGGCTCGTAAAAAGTCACTTGGTAGTCAATATGAGGCAGTTCAAAAACGAGTGACGGAATTGCTCAAAAAACAGCCCTCTGAGCCGTCTAAGGTTCAAGAGGTAAAACAGCCCACAGCAACCAAAACAAGTCAAACTGAGCCAATTGAGAAAGCCACAGTAAGCAAAGAAGAGGGAGACCTCTCTTTCAATGGCGCTATCTTAAAAAAAGCGGTGTTGGACAAGGTTCTTGCCAACTGTAAAAAGCATGACATATTGCCAAGCTATGCTATCACCGTCCTACACTTTGAGGGACTTTGGGGAACTTCAGCAGTCGGAAAAGCAGATAACAACTGGGGTGGCATGACGTGGACAGGTCAAGGCAACCGTCCAAGCGGTGTCACAGTCACACAGGGTTCAGCACGTCCTAGCAATGAGGGTGGTCACTATATGCACTATGCCACTGTTGACGACTTTCTTACAGACTGGTTCTACCTGTTACGTGCTAACGGTTCTTACAAGGTCAGCGGAGCCAAGACATTCTCCGAAGCAGTCAAGGGAATGTTTAAAATCGGAGGAGCTAAATACGATTACGCAGGTTCAGGCTATGAATCCTATCTAGTCGGAGCTTCCAGCCGTCTGAAAGCCATTGAGGCAGAAAACGGTTCACTAGGCAAGTATGATACTGCTACAGTCACAGATGTCGGTAGCACAGACAAGATTGAGGTCAACATTGAGGGGATTGAAATTTCGATCAATGGAGTCAAGTATACAATTTCCAAGAAACCTGTTTAAGATGAAACATAGAAAGCCCTTAGGACAAAATCCTAGGGGCTTTTTTTCGTGTTCAAGATACAGTAGAATACAGTAAAAAGACCTTGTCCAAAATTTGTCCAAAATGTCCAAAAAATGCTAGGAAAAGATAAAAATGGTATATTGTAAAAAAAGCTAAACTACTGTATTTTTAATTACTAGTATTTTCTACTATCCACCCTAATTTTCCTGCAGGGAAGATAGAAATACAGAAAAACCCTTGATTCACAAGCGTTTTTAACTTTATTGCCCCGAATTCGCCCCACTTTTTTTATGAGCAATCTTTCCAGACATCTCTGATTTGATTAAATTCGGCTCTTTGTCAAATAGTGTTGATGAAGAAATTTAGGAAGAAATTAAGCAACTAATTGTTGCTTAATTCCTTTTTGTTTTGGGCCAAACATTTTTGTTATTAAAAGAATCTTGTCCTAAAATGGTAATAGTTTCTAAAGCCGTAGGTATTTTTTTCAAGTACTTTTATTTTATTGTTTATTCCTTCGATAGGGCCATTTGTTCTAGTTGGATGCTCATAAGTATTTTGAATATGTGGCAGGTAAGTAATTAGAGTCTTTAATACTCTTTTTAAACCAGGAGATAGGTCTAATTGTGTAGCTGCTTCAATCGTTTCCTTGAATTCTATATAATCTTTGTCCTGAATACATTCACGAAGTGAATGTACAACCTCATAATCATTTTTAAGAGATGGATTGTTTTCTAAGATATAATCTACGATTCCTTTGCTTGTTATAAAACTTTCAAAAATCATATAACGACTATATTTATAGTTCTGAAATTCATTAGGATTCTTTAAAATCAAGTTCCAATAATGTTTTAACTTTCGATATAATTTAGGGTCTTTATAACAATGCTTATCCATGACACGTAACCGAGTTCGATTTAATCCTCTATTTAAGGCTTGTAGAATGTGAAAAGGATCAATGATCATTTTTGCGTTAGGAAACATTTCTTTTATTAATTGAATGTACGGTAAGTACATGTCGATTGAGATAGTTTTTACCTTTAATCTAGTCTTAGGCTCAAAACGATGAAAATACTTTTTCAAACTGTAAGATTTTCTATCTCTTACAACATCGACTAGCTTGTGTGCTGTGCTATCACAAATAATGAAACTCAT